CGAGATGGGCGCAGCATCAGGATATTGACGCTCGTATTCGGCTTTGGTCAGGTCTTCGGTAATAAAACACCACTTGGCGTCCGCGCCAGTAGGGTCTTGAATCAGCGGGTCCATGTAAACCGAAAAAGAGTTACGCACACGGCCAATTTTGATGTCTTGATCAAACGTGTTTTCGTCGCAATACTCGGTCATCAGGGTAATGTAACCCTCGCCGTAAGACACTTGATTCTCACAAGCCGTGTCATAGGCCACATCCGCATCCGAGATGTATTCAATATGCCGAATCATGCCGTTATAAATGTCGGCCACTTCCACATCAGCATTGTCATCCACAGGAATGACCTTGGCCCCTGGGCGGTTTTGGCGCATGTCATTGGTGACTTGGCGCACATGTTGGGGCAGCTTGTTAATGGTCAGTGTAGGACGGGCATTGATGGTTTGCCCTTGGACTGCGCCGCGAGTAGCCAAAACATCCGATGGCCACTGCCAATGATTATCCGGAGAACCAGCATAAAAACGCAGATCGTCAATCTCATCGTCGCGTGATTCAGACAAAGCAGCAACCGCCATGTCAAGGCGGCTGCGAGCTACAGTCAAAATATCTGAATCAGATTTTGCTGGTTTGCCACCGGCAGCAACATTGGCTGCGGCGACCATTCCGGTTGGATCAGCCATTTTTACCCTTCGGTGCAGGCTTAGATTGTACATTACGCTTGACCGAATACGCAATTGCCACGGCCTGCTTCACAGGTTTATTTCCCTGTACAATCTCTGCTTTAACGTTTTTCCTAAACGCTTCTTTAGAGGAACTTTTTATGAGTGGCATGACACGCTCCAGAATTCGGTACGAAAAAAGCTGCAAACATTGCAAAGTTTTGTTTTCGGTACCTGAGTACCGAAAAAACACCGCGCTTTTCTGTAGCCGCAAGTGTATGGCATTAGATTCAAGATTGCAATTGACATCTGATTGCGCGGTGTGCAAGGCAAAATTTACGCACATTGCAAGCCGAGCAAATAAAGCTAAATACTGTTCGCCAAAATGTTACCACAAAGCCATGAGCCAAAAAGGAACGGTACGTGGCGAATGCACACATTGCAAAACTGAATTTTTTACTTCGCCATCTAGAAAACGTAAATATTGTTGCATGGCCTGCGTCAACAAATCTGCCAAAGAAATTTGGTTGCCTGAATTTACTACTGTACGTAAAAAAATGGTTAATCGCGGAATGTTGACCAGTTGTGTCCGGTGTGGGTACAGTGAGCATCCTGAAATTCTTGGCGTGCATCACAAAGACCGAAACCGTAAAAACAACGATCTTAACAATCTTGAAATTTTGTGCCCAAACTGCCATTCGCTTGAGCATAGAAAACATACGCCGCATGGTTTTACAGAATAGGTTATTTCTTTTTGGCCGTTTTAGCCGAATCTTTGAAATCTTTGGCCGTCGGTGCATTCTTGCTGCCAACTTTATTCATTTTCTCGCCAGAGCCAGCCTTGATGCGCTCTTGCTTGGCATGAATGTTTGCGTACAAACCAGGTTTAGTTGCCACGTTAAGACCCCATCCAAGAAGTTGCTACGGCCCCACGATCAGAGAATGCGCGGGTGGTTTCTCGGGAATTGTACTCTCGGTGAGCGCCAGATCAGGCAAACAACACACAGATCGCATCAGCCGCATCAGGTGACGCCAGGCCGCGAGCCTTCATGTCTTTCTTGGACTCCAGAAAAATAGTGCCCCTAGAATCTGGCTTGATCATAGGCGATACCAGATCCGTTTTCAAGAACCTGTCCTTGGGAATGCTGGCCGTTCTTAACCAGTCCTTCATCTTGCCCCACATCTCGGCACGTTTATTACCGTACATAATCGGGTTGGCGCTCTTGTTGCCAAAGTTAACGCCTTTGACTTTATAGCGTTGCTCTTTAAGCCTGTCAACAATTCCCGCGCCAAGACCACCTTCGTCAATCACCACCATGGCCGGCTTCCATTCGTCAATGGCCTCAATGATGTGCCCCACCACAGTCATGGTGTCATCGCCTCGATGGCGGTCAATTCGCACTATGTCGCGCCCTTGCCTAATCGCAATCACCGTAGCATCAGCGCCAAACCTTGCAGGGTCCACACCAATGATGATTGGGGCAGTCTGGTCCTTGTACTTATCCCTTTTCATGGCCTCGTCCACAATGTCTGCCGGGATGAACTGGTCATCACCTTCGCTTGGGAACATGCCATAAACCTCCACATGAGCCTGGCTGGACTCTGGGCCGTACTCGTCAATGATGTTTTGGTAAACAGCCTTGTCCGTACCCTCTACGGTGCGTGCGTCAACAACCTTGTTGGTCCAAAAATCTCGCTTGCTGTTAAAGCATTCGTAAAAATACCCAGTGTTTCGCCGTGGGTTGGAGAAAGCCATCCAAAGCCGGTTTGGCGTGTTCTCCGTAAAGAAACCAGCCGTCACCGACCAAATGGCATCATCAATACCGCTGGCCTCATCAAAGATCACCATCACACCATCGTGGTTGTGCACACCAGCGTAGCTGTCTGGGTTTTCGGCAGACCACAGCCGGCCCTCTACAGCCCAATAGCGTGTGCCTTTTCGCAGATCCTTTTCAACCAGTTCTGTAAGCCAGTTGGCAGGCGCCACCTTGGTGGCCGAAACTTCAAACCAGTGGCTGTTAATGCTCATGGCCAGCCACTTGGTAATCTCAGCCCAGGTCACTGCACGCAACTGCGCTTCGCTGTTGGCCGAGATTATGGTTGTTGAGCCTATGCGCGTGGACAACATCCAGATGGTAAGCCAACTGACGAGGGCAGACTTGCCAATGCCTCGACCGGACGAGACTGCATGGCGCAAAGTTTCAAAATCAATCAAACCCTTTTGGCGCTTAATGTGTTCGGTGATCTCTCGCAACACTTCCCTCTGCCATTTGCGCGGACCCTTAAAGTTGTGCAGCGGTGTGTTCTCTTTGCCCCAAGGAAAAGCAAACAGCACAAAAGCCTCTGGATCGTCCGCAATAGCCGGTGACCACAGCGTGGCCATTAACTCTTGCTCGTCTTCGGGCTTGTAGATTGTGGTTTGCATTAGCGGCGGCCTTGACGCATAAATTTTCGCATTTCGTTTTGTGAATATGCGTCTTGTTGCTGCCCAGCCAACAAATCTGGCGCAGCTAAACCTGCGGCAGCAGCTGTAGCAGCAGTTTTTCGCAAAGGGTCAAACGCTGCAAATCGGGATCGAATTTGATCTGGGCTAAACACCACACCAACATCAACCAGTTTAGATGGGCCACCACCAGGATCAAACGTGTTTTTTAAAATTAAAGCATCATGTTTGCCGCGTAATGCCTGATCAACCAAATCTGAATATGTTTGATCTCTGTAAGAACTTCCACCAAAATCATGCACAAATGGATTTTTGTAGCTCAACGCAACGGGCATCACATTCCCACCTTCTTGTGTTTTTTCGGCTAATACTCTTTCTGCTTTAATTGCCTTAAATTTATCAATCTCTTTTAGCGCTGGCGCTGCCGCATCTTTTCCAACCAACTTAGTTATTTCATTTTTTAAATTATCAAATTGTTTTCCGTCATACATGTTGTACCAACCATACGGCATCAATTCTTTATATTTTTTATCCAATAATTCAGCTTGTGCTTGAGGATGCTGCAAACTATAAAAAGTTTGATTGACTTTTTCAGTCATGGTATCTCTAGCATCGCCATACTTAGCAACCAAACCCTGAAGATGATTTAATCTGTTTACTTCTGAATCTTCAGCAACTTGCATTTGTTTTTCATATTCATTCCAATTGCCTCGTTTTTCAGCAGACTTGGCTTTGCGCATTGCCTCTCTATATTCTCTGGACCCGCCAATTTGAGCATAGCCAGATGCAGTTTCAGCACCATGACCAGCCATTGAAGCTGATTGTGCTATTTCTTCCGAACTTAAACCACCCTGCTGAAGAAATTGCAAAATTTCTTTGTCTTGCACATTGTTCAACATTGACGCCGGAGGGTTTTGCGGATCACGGGCAAAGAAAAAACCTTTTTTAGCGCTTGCTGCGCCAGTTGCCTCACCAAGCAATTCAGGACTAAAACTTGTAATGTCACCAGTTGTGCCGTGATACCAACCAGGTTCATATCCTTGTTGCAACATTCTTGTCGCTGGATTGGCTGACTGCCCCATTTGCTCGGCACGCTGTTGCGCCAAACGCAATGCGTCTTCTTGAGGCGCTACACTAGGTCGCAAAAACCCCATACCGCCAATAGCTTGTGTTGACATGCCAATCGGCATACCTTTGGTCGCTAAAGCAGCCTGCCTAGCAGCTCTCGCCGCCTGCAATGTCGCCATGGTCACAGGCTTGGCTGATGGCGCCAACGCTAGTGCCGCTTCTGCCGCCTCTGGCCTGATCCGTGTGGTCATGCCGGCGCCAGTTGTCAGTGGCTCACCGTAAGACAACCGGTCCAGTGTCTGACTGATCTCAGGGGCCGACAGAAAGCGTGAAATGCCTTGCATCTGCTGGGTGCGCTCTGGCGAGTAACTCTGCGCGATCAGGTCAGCCAGGGCGCCAAGATACTCATTCCTTGGCGTTGCGCTCATGCTGTCCTGGTACGCCAGCATGTTCGCTGGGCGCGGCGTTAGGGCGTTGCTGTAGATGGGCATGGCGTAATGCTAAACCATTTTTTGAAAAATAAAAATAAAAATGTTCGCGGGGCTACCGTTCCTGTGGCCCTTTCGCGCCGGCCCTACCCCCTCCCCCGGCCGGCCAGTTGGACCGGCACGAGCCGCCTGGGCCAGTTATCCACAGGGCAAAACCCTAGTTGTTCATGCCAGCTTGTGGATAACCGCTGTCGGCATCGATGCGTCATGTATAACCTGTGCATAACCATGTTCCGACTTAACATAATAGACGTTGTATTAAGTAGACCGGTGTTTTTGTTAGGGTTAACCCTGATACGTCTGCGTGTGTGTTTGCGTTGGGCGCGTGCGCGTAATCGTACAAAATTCTGTCGTAATTCGCACAAACCCACCACCATTACATAACCAAAAGTCACTAATCAAGCCGCCTTCGCTTGGACGTCAACAACATTGCTGTCATCAGTCAGCACACGTTGCTTGGCTTCATTCAAGGCATCACGCACGCTTATTCGGGTGTCTGTAACAGAAACATCCAGTCGTTCGCCATAGCGTTTTGCGTGCAGTTTAGAGGCAACCCATTTACGGGCATCAACCTGCATTCGTTTTTGTTGTACCCATGCGCTGGCGAGTGGTCCTTCCAAATGCTCTGGCATTTCTTGGTCAGCTAGTTCAATAATTTCTTCAGCCAAACGATCAGCGCGATCTTCCATGGCCTTTTCGTACATGCCGCGAAACTCTGAATTGTTTTTGATCATTTGCCTGGCCAGCGAATAGCTGGGCATACCAGGTGCGCGAAGCGTGCTGCTTAGACTTTTGCCATTGGACACTTGCTCAATAATGTCGGTCCAAATTGGATTTTCTAGCGGAAACATGAGAGGCCGGCCAGGACCATTTCTTTTCTCTGCCACTTCGGGCGCCAAGTTTTGAGTCACTTGTAAACTCCTTCAAAAGATGTAAGGGCTACGATTTGGTCTAATCGAGGTAGGGGAGAAAGCCAGAAAATCCCTACTGAGACATCCTCGAATGCTGGCTTAACAGCCCTTACGAAAACCAAAGTGCGGCAACTGCAAGTCACGCACACCATCATGTTATCACCTCAATCTCAACCTTGTACTGTTTAACCCCACCATACCGCTGACGATACTGCCAGTCCAGCAGCTGGTGTCCATCATCCAAACCAAGCCAATCAGCCACCCCATCCCTGACCGCCTTAAACCCAGACTGCAAATTATCCCCATCCAAAGCCCGTGGAGCCACCCTAGTGAGCACAATCGTTGCAGGTGGCACAGGTGGTGCTGCCACAGCACATAGCGCGTTGTATGCCTTCCTACGATGATCCTTGGCCAACTTCGCTTTCACCGCCCAATGCATCCTGACGTTGGCCACGCTAACCACCTTCATGTCCATTTCCACTTCAATCATCCTAACCCCTTAAAAACTCAAAATCCGTGTACCGACGATTCGACCCGACTTTGTGTACCGAACCGAAGGGGGTATATATACCCCTTCGGTACGTTTCGGTACAACGGGCAAGTTGGGCATCGGTACGTTTCGG